ATTTACGCCTATAGCAATACCCCTATCCCCTCCGGATGAATTGGTTTGTGCATTATATCCGATTGAAATTGAAGTATTTGTTCCGCCAGCTGTTAACCCGGCTTTTGATATTGTTCCTATTGCAACTGAATTTGCATCTGCATAAGTTGATTGTCCTATGGCTACGCCGCCGCCAACAGTATAATATGCCCTAGCTGATGATAGATTACCTATTGCAATCGCTGTATTATTACTTCCTGCAGCAGGAATATTACTTCCGCTACCTATTGCAATTCCACCTTGATTGCTTAGTTTTAAATAATTTGCAGCGCCTTGTTTTGCTCTAATTAAAATATCATCAGCATCAGCTGATCCAGAACCAATTACTAATAATCCATTACCTTGTTGCGCAAGTAAATTAAAAGTATCTGCACTATTTCTTACTCTAAATGCTATATCCGTTGATAGTGCACTTTGTGCTCTTACATCTAAACGCGTACTACCGTTTGCTGTTGCACCTATACCAATTTGAGTTGTTGTTAAACTACCAGTTATGCCTAATGAACCGGTTATTTGAGCTGATCCTGTGAATGGGAATGCAGCTGCGGCAACACTAGTTAATGCATATGATGCGGTTGTAGCATATGATGCTGACTCCGCAGTTCCAAATAAACTTCCGGTGATGCTTCCTTGAACTCGCAATGACCCGGTAATTTCAACATCACTTTGACGCGAAATAGGATTTGATCCTGTCCATTTTGATGAAACAATTCCTGTTAATTGAGAGCCATCGCCCTTAAATGAACCTGTAAATGAACCGGTAGTGTATGATGCTGTAAATGCATTGAATGATGTGGTAGTTACTAATGACCCAGTGTCGATTGATATGCTGCCCGATAGGTAAGATGCTGTTAGTGCGTAGCTAGCCGTAATTGGATATAGTGAACCGGTTTGTAATTGTCCGGGCTTAAATTGTCTCATTATTGCCATCTCCCTTTAATAATTACCGTGTCGGTAGGATCTATACCATATCCCAACATGGCAGTATTAAACGTGATTGTTTGAGTTGCAACGTCACTCGGTGTCCAAGTATATACTGCTTTATCAATGTATTGTCCGTTAATGTATATATCAAATTCATTCACAGTTGCAACCGTTAAATTGTTTGGATTAATTGCTGCCAATGCATTTACTGTAATTGTTGTAGATGACAAATATGTACCGGTTTGTTCCGTTAAATTTATTAAATACAACATTATAGCTGCATTAATAGTTGTAGATGTTCCACCTCCGGATACTACAACTGATCCACCAGATATAACTTGTGTGCTTTGTTGCAATATTGCCTGTGGTATTGTTGTGGTTAAAAATATATTTAATGAACCAACATCAACAACGACGTCATATGATATTTTTTTAACAGAATACATTTTTTTAATTGTTTCCATTCTGGCTTCCTGGCCAGATAACAATGTTGCTTGCACAGTTAATGGAATTGTTGCCCGAACCAATCGATCTTCTCCGACTGTATTAACAGTTTCAAAACTAATTGATCCGATGGCTGTTGCAAATTTATTTGCTTCATTACCCCATGCAAATCTACCATATGGTAATATTTGATCAACTAAATCATTCATTTGCGTTGTAAAATCACACCACAACATCATGTCATATTCAACAGTAATATATTTTGGGATATCAACTAAATAAATTTTATTAGAATTTGCTGGTACTAGATTTGGTATTGGAAATAATTCATCTTCATACCTATTACGTTCATTGTATTTTTCTCGATAAATTAATTGATTTCCCGCCTGTGGCCAATTCACATCCAATGTTCGATAATTATCTCGTTCTGCAACAGAACTTCGTTTTAACATGATCATTGGAGATTGTAATTTTCCTTTTTCATCACGCAAATATCCCAATCGTTGCACATTATCCCATTTCTCTCCGTTTGCAAAAATTATAGGCACAGTTATTAATTCTTGATTTGATTTAATTTGTGGTTGTATTTCATTTTCAATAAACCATTTTATTGCATAATCAACATCAAACAATGTTCTGTGAGGTGTTTTAATAACATCATCATCACGACGTGTTTGTGTAGCACGATTTAATACACGATCGCCGTTGAGACTTTCTACCCGATCAAACTCAGGTTTATTTGTTTTCCGGTCAATATTTTGTCTATTTAATCTCGGCATTAAAATCCTTTATTTGCTGGTATATTATTATCACCACCTCTGCGAATATCTTTAATACCCTGCGGTGTTTGTCGTGTAACATGTGCGTCAACAATTATAGATACACTGTATCCATGACTGTCACCATTTGGCCATGTTTCTGGATTTTTACCGGCAAAATACTGATTTGCATCTACGTTATCAACTTCAAAATATTCATTATCCCATAGTATAATGTCGCCCGGTTGTGGATACAGTGTAACAGTTTCTAATAAATCTCTAGACAATGCAAATTTAGCAGTTCGCGAATATGTATGGCCATAATCATCCATTGCTGATGTTTTTTCATCTTTGGTAATCACACATGGAATTAACACGGAATCATAATATGATTTGCGTTCAGATTCGCCGTATATATTTGAGTCTGATTGTTCAACAATTAGTTTAAAAAATTCAATTTCAGTATCTATGATTGCATTAATTAATTCTGAATTGATTGCGGCTAAAAATTTAGCATCTCGCATTCCGCCAAATAGTGCCATAATTTATCTCCTTATCCAACGTATATACGTAATGGTGCTTTTCCTAACAATTCATTCATTTGCGTTGCTTCCGTGTTTTGACGTGTTAGCATTGCCTCTTTGGTCATTTTATCTAAAAATTCTCGTAATTGTGTTACTAATTCGCTTTTTTCTGTTTGACCTTGTGATACCAAATCGGCGCCATTTAGTGTCACTTCGCCATTTGGAATAGGAACTGATGAGTATTTGTTGCGGACATATCCTAACATTTCTTTAACAAGTGCAACACCGTAGCGTAATATCCACGCACGCCCCATATCATTAATTGTCCCGTATTGTTGATAGGTATATGGTATATTTGATGCGTCACTTATAACACCGTTTAAAACGGCGGTATTACCAAATAGTAGAGCTTCTTGATTTTTTTGTTCTTCAAATAAATATTCAAACCATACATTACCAAAATATGGAGTTGCGGCCGATCCGCGTTCTCCTGGTACTGGGAATATTCTAAGATCGTCACCATGAATATCAAATGAGAAATGTGATTTACGTATTTGGTCATTAAACTCAATTGATTGAAGTCGAAGTAAATCTGCGTGTATTGGCATCATCATGAAATTAACTGATGGTGAGAATCCACCAAAATCAAATGCATCCATTAACCCCTGCGAGCCTAATCCAGTTCCAACAAATGGGTCAAAGTAACGAACAATTGCTGGGGGTGGGTTATGTAACACACGTCGTATTTCAATTGAACTAGTATTGCTTAAAGCAATCCCTAAAGATTCTGAAACTGCTTGTCTGATACTATATGTTTGTTTTCCAGCAACAATGTCAAATGATGCAGAATGCCATCGAACAGTACCACCTGATTCAGCTTCAGTACCATACGCTTTGCTTAATTTAACAATGTATGATAATGATGTTCCGACGGTAGTACCCGTTAATCCAGCTGAACCGATAAATGCAGATGAGGTCTGCATTCCTATGGTATTTGATAAATTGTTAACAATATTTACTTGATTAACTTGATTTGAATATTCAACTACGGCTGCTTCAAATGCTGTATAAAAATTTACAGCTTGAAGTTCAACATCCATAATTGGATATCCAACGGTATTTGCTGCAAATTTGGCAAATTTATCTGCATGAGATTGGAATACTGGATCTGCATCAAAATATCCAAACGGCGTTGATCCAGTTGTGAATGACGAACTGCCGGGCCATATTGGTGAACTTTGTGAATAATCCATAGTAATCCTTTTTTATATAAATATCAATATGATTCATTTAGGAGATGCAGAATCTCAGTTAATGCTTCATGTCGATGATTATCTTTTAAAATAATTTCATTGACAAATCGAGAACCTTTAATTTTAGGAACATCATGTATTGCAGAATCATTTTTAAATTTTAAATCTATCTGATGTTTATCACCAGTTAATATCATTAAACTATCCTTTCCTAAACGCGATAATACCATTTGTAATTGTTGTTTAGTTAAATTTTGAAATTCATCTACAATACAAATTGCATTATCAAAAGTTCGGCCTCGGAAGTGTGCCAATGAAACTAATTCAATGTTTTCTTCCTTTTCCATTTTGTCAAGTATCTCTGGTTTACTGTAAACTTTACGCATATTGCTACGAAGTGGAACTAACCACGGATCCATTTTTTCTGCTAATGATCCTGGTAAAAATCCATTATCTTCATTTGATACGGTAGGACGAGTTATAATAATTTTATTTACTTGTCGTTTAAAAAACATGTCCAACGCAATTTGTACTGCTAACAATGTTTTTCCGGAACCTGCTTGACCTAACAAAAAATTAAATGGTGTTTCTATAATTTTTGCTTTTGCTTGTTTTTGTTCATCTGATAATGTTATTGAGTATTTGATATCAGTTTTAGGTGGAGTTTTCTCCTTGTTTGCGGTTGCCATAACTATCCTTTTTTAAATTAATGTAATTTTGTAAGTGTCGTTTCTTGCAAAGTCATTTCTTTAAGTGTTTCAATTTTACCTAAACACATTTTTCTAACTGCAAAGAATGTTTCTCGGGGGGCATATGGAGTCATAATTTTTATTGTAATGCGTTCTCTATCTGGTCCTAAGTCTTGTTCAATGTGAACCATTAATACTAAACGCACTGCACGTATTCTATCTAATACGTCAATTAAACGGCCATCATAACGAATAAACGCTTCCATGGAATATTTGTGTCTTTCTACTGCCATATTTTTTTAATATAAAT